CGGTATAGGGGTTGATCGATCCTGATCCGCCCATGCGCTTGAGCATCATCGCCTCTTGCGGCGTGATGTGAGCAAGCATTGTGTCGCCTTGTCGACCCATCGAGGCCATGGCACGGGCAATGGGCTTGAGCTGTGGCAATCCAACAATCCCGCCCTCAGCCATCTCAATCGGAGCGCCTTCCATCATTCCCATGGGCATTTCCTGCTCCGTGGGCCGCGGTTCGCGGGAAAGGTTTTCTGCCTCTTCCACCGCCATACGCAGGGCAGTGAAGAACTCCAGATCGAATGTCTCGGGGAGTAAGTCCTCAGGTACACCTTCAGAAAGCAGGCGCTGACGGACCTCGGGGTAGTTGTTTGGGTCGTTAAATACAGCTTCAACCACACGGCGCATGAGCGCAACGTCTTCAGACGTCAAGCCTGCATCACGGATGGTTTGCAAGAATTCTTGGACCTCGGCAGGGTCCATTTCGGAGCCGGCTGCAAGCAACTCGCGGGTAAAGCGAGGGTAGCCCATGTCGCGAGCGGTCTGTTGCGCTGCGATCAAGGGAGCAAAAGAATCGAGTCCGTTCTGAGTGTTTGAGCCGCCTACCTCTGTAGGCAGGTTCATGATGCCTGCACCGTCCATGGGTGTCCTTTCCAAATTAATATACAGGCCTCGTTGGGCGCGCGCCGGGAAAGGACGCGGATTTAGCCCAAATTATCGCCTTTTTCACTAGTTCCTGTCTACTTCGAGATACGATAAATAAAAGTGGACCGTGGCCTGTGAGGCCTCGACCGTGATCTTGTCCCCCGCTTCTAAAACGCAGGGAACACCGTTAAATACGTCAATGGTTCCGTCCGATGCCAAGGGGAATCCCTTGAGTAAATACCGTTCGGAACCCCCGTCGTCATACTGTGAAACCGTAACGGTGGTAGCTGCGGCATTGGCATTGGTTACCCGTAAGGAACGCAAAATGGCCGTATTGGCCGCCGGTACCGTGTAGAGATCTGTTTCTGTTGTGGCGCTGGGCACCACGTGGTCACGAAAGTACTTGTTAGCCATAATCCATTCCTAAAAGCATCAGCGTCACTGACGGTACTGCAGGGCAGAAAGTTTCTGCTGCATAGCCTTTCAAGATGGTATCCAGGCTGTCAACTGCAAAATACGCCTCTAAATAATCGTCCGCATTGACTTCAAATATTGCTGCACGTGCAACAGTTTTAGCCTCATTATTGTCATGCACCGTTATCCGCATTGTCGAACCAGTGATATCTAAGCCATTGATTCTCGGCCAGAACCAAAAAGTCTTTGCGTTTGAAGAGGCAGAATTAAGCTGCGCCGTGAAGTGAATGTAATACCTCCCAGGCTTTTTAAAAACAATCCGACTGGTTGGCGAGCCTACGGAAATATTCTTTGAATAAGCCGTCGTACCCCAGGTAATCGCCGTTGGCGTTTCAACAATACTGGCTGTTTGGTCGTTGAAATCCAAAAACGCCCCATACGCGAACATCCGCTGCTGATAATCCAACGTTCCAAGGCTTGACGGTCCAAAATCCCCGCTAAACCAGTCCAGCTCGGTTAGCTTATCCTCGCTTGTAATCGGCGTATACGTGCTGTTGAGCTGCAAAATAACCTGTTCGAGCGAACGAATGAGCTGATTAACCTGCTGCGGATCATAAGTTCCAGAAACCGCATTAGGCAGTCGAACATTGGTAATCTTGCTCATCGCAACCCGTCAGGCTGGACATCCACCCGCAACGTGCCATAACGCCACTTTGTATCCACCTCGTCACTCTCAATCTTCAAGCTGATCTGACGGCCCCTGGCCCTCGTATCCACCTTCTGCGTGGTCGGTGTGATGACATACGGATCCAACGAGCTCGGGCTTGCCGTAGCCTGTGGATAAGCACGTAGGAGCAGGCGAACGGTCAAATTACCCTCCTGCTCTTTGAAATCAGGAATAAACCGCTTCATTAACAGCATGTTATCGCCCTCGGCGATATCAAAATAACCCGATTGGATGTAAGCCGTGATCGCCTGATCTTCAGCATTCATGCCGTCTTCTTGGTTGTACACCGTACAACGGCCAGCCGTAAGACCCTGAATCGTCGAAATCGTTGCCTCCGTACTTTCGGGCAGATACTGCACCGCAAGCGGCTTGGAGAACGTTCCCACATCCGCCCACGAGGTTCGAGCTAAACTGCCCACGGACCAGACGTTTTCAAGGTAGTTGTAGCTCACAAAACGATCCACATAATCGCTTGTGAACGAGCAATACCACCAGGTTACCTCATTAAACTGAGAATTAACGCCAATGTGGCACTTGAATCCCTGGACGAGGTTGATGTCCTTAAAGACGTAATCTTGGACCGTACAGGGGAGCTTTTTGACTGTACCGTCAAAGAGATAAAAGGCGTTTGTACCCATCCAAAAAGCCAGTCCGTTGACGTCTGCCGCCGCATGAGGGCTGATACATCCGCAGTTCACACCGAGCTGCTGGAAGCCAAACGTGTACGGAGGGCCAACGTACTGCATGCCATGGATTGACGTGTCCGTGAAGATCAAAATCTGACCCCGTGACCGAATGGCCGAGACAATCTTGCTTCCGTCCGTCAGGCGCTGACCGCCGGCTGTATTCGTGGCCGTTTCGGTAAAGGTGTTAAGGTCCTCTTGGTTCGAGAATCGAACAAACATTGGATCCTGGGTCGCAGGATTGCCCACCGTCGTTTCTGTTCCCAGGCAGACCAAGTGCCTGTCAGGGGTTGAAACCAGTGCAAAATCACTCTTTGTTGGCGCACCAGCAATGGCCTGAGCCCGTTGATTGACGCCTGCGCTCGTGTCCCAAAGGTAAATGCCACCACCCACCAGTTGACAGACAAGGTCCTCACCAAAGTTGTCAAACTGCCAAACCCTTGAAGTCAGCACGTTTGCAGCAGATCCTGGGCGAGCTGTGCCCCAGGTGGACAAGCCCCACGTTCCAACGCCCCAGCCGTAGTCAAAGTAGCTGGTGTCCGTGCCTACAGTGATCTGGTAAGCGGCGACCGTAGAACCACCACCATTGCCAACATCAGATGCATTCGCCGTTACGGGAACCGTAATACGGTAGGTCGTTGCGCTTAATATTTCTTGAATTTCATACTCTTGGTTGAGCACGTCGGCCGTCACCAAACCGCCCAAAGAAGCCGCGTCCGTGAAGGTCACAAAGTCGCCCAGCGATGCTCCGTGGTCCGAGGCCTGTGTCACAACAACATCGGAAGACCCGTCCGTGGCCGCAAACGTAATGTCGCCTGGATCGGTCGTTTCTCGTATTGGGGTGATGTCGTACCAGCCGCCTCCGTAAGCCACATAAAGCTTGCGTGTGGTGCCAAGCACCATATAAGGGGCGGAAGTTAAATCATTCCAGGCATAAACTCGGCTTGCAAGGCCAACAAGGTAGGTTTTTGTGTCACCGAACTGGGTCCATCCGCCGATCTTTTCAGGCAGCCCGTAACGGAATCGAACGTAGTCGCTATCGATCCAGCCGCCTTCAGCGCCGTATTCGGTGTTTTGCTTGTCGATTCCGGGCCTAAAAGCCAGTCGGGCGTATGCCATTTATGCTACGAGTCCTGGTAAGTAGACGGTTTTCCCGCCTTTTTTGGTTGCCGTTAACACCTGATTCTTAAGGTCGTTCGGATCATAACTGACATGAACCCAGCCACTGTCCGGCACCCCAGGGGTATAAAACTCCAGGATGAGCTGTCTAAATTGTAGGTTATCTGCTATCCACTGGGCAACCTCAGCGTTAGCGATGCCGGGAATCTCGATGTCGGCGGCAAACCCCTTGCAATGGTCTGATGTTGGAGATCCACCCACCTTTGAATTAACCAGCGGATGCCTGTAGCCCGAGTTCACCTTGACCCCCATACCGTAGTAGTCACGCACCTTTTGGAGAACTTCTTCGCAAAGCACCCGCATGTTGTCAATTTCAGAACTTGTTGGGGTGTTGTCCATACCAAAGCGCAAAGCCGTCTCGGATTTGGTCATTTCGTGCAAAGTAAAGTTCTTGGTCAGGTTCACTTTAACGCCTTCCTAAGCTCTTCTGCCTTGTCTTTTGAACCCATACTGCTACCAAAATAGTAGCTGGCAATCTGGGTTACCAAAGCGCTTAGAACGCCTAAAACATAAATCAAGATGTCTTTGCCTTCGGGGGTAACGTCCACAAAAATGATGACCACGAATAGGGCAAAACTGAGGCCCGTAACAGAAAGAGCCAATACTGGAGTGATA